ACCTGTGATTAGTATATAATAGTAATACGCATCACAGACATGGACCAACATACTTATAATAATTGGGTCCGTATCAAAGAAACTTTCGAGGCTTCTGGAAATACCGATAATATGTTCTATAAGAGAGCAGTTCAGATAGTTAAAACCAGAATAGACCCTCTTGCAAAATTCCTTGGAGATGAAAAGTGATGGAACCTCACGATGAGTTCATCAGTCGTTCTGAAGTTCAAGAAATGATTGATGCTGCTATTGACAAGCACAATAAAACTGCTACAATAATATCAGCAGCAATCGGTTCGGTTCTGCTGTTCTTCTATGCCCACGGCGTCATTGCTATTATAGATAGAGTACGATGAGACACCTTGCAGGAGTTTTACTCAACAACAACCTGTTCCTATTCATCTTGTGTTACCTCTTGACAATGGTTCCAATCTTGGGTATAATGATCGTACACAAAAACAAATAACCGGGATTAGCGCAGCTTGGTAGCGCACTTCACTTGGGCTGAAGGGGTCGCAGGTTCGAATCCTGCATCTCGGATTCATAAACACTTTATGAAAATGCAAGAACTAGAAGACCTTGAATCCTTTACAGTCGAAGAGTTTCAATCTGATTTTGACAATCTAATGGCTAGAGTTGAAAATGGTGAATCATTTATTATACGAGACGGAGATAATAGTGCAGTGATAGTTCCTTACAATGAAACCATAAAGTACGCAGTAGAATCAGTTGTGGATGAGGAACTCATACGAATCCACAATGACCACGAAGAAGGTTCGTGATTTTCTTGGGAGTATAGCTTAATGGTTAGAGCGCCCTGCTTATAACGGGGTAGTCTGGGTTCAACTCCCAGTACTCCTATTTTACAAAATAAAATTTTATGGAAATAAAATATACCAATAATCCAACTCCAACCATATTTTTGGAAAATATTTTTGAAAATGATACTATCGATTTAATTCATAAAGAGTTGGATTTGTTAAATCCAAATTTTACAAATCCACAAAAAATAGGTTCGGCGGTAAATTATGGTGGACAAATTTTAAAACAAAATAGTGGTATATTTTTAAATGATGTTTATGCTAACTATAGGTATTCTGCAATAGCAAGTAATATATTAAAACTTATTTCTTCTCAAAATGATAAAATTTTAAAGTCTTGGAATCCAGATTGGTTATGTGGACTGTGGAAAAGTATAAATTGCTATAATTTTTTAGTGAGTTACTATGAAAACAATGACCACTACTTGCCACATATAGATCAATCAATTTTTACATTTTTAATATGGTTGTGGAAAGAACCTAAAGAATTTAGTGGTGGAAATCTCATATTAAACAATCCAAATAATGTTATAGAATGTAAAAATAATTGCGGAATAATTTTTCCATCAACTGAAGTTCATTCAGTGACTCCAATAAAATTAAATAATCCTGGTTATGGTAGGTATTGCATTACAACTTTTTTAACAATAGATAGTACATTTGATGCAACCAACCATTATATGAGTAAAATAATGAAAGATTTTGAATTATTTCGAAAAAATTCTATGAAATATCAAAAAAATATTTTTTAATTTTTTTGCTCCTTTAGCTATCTGGTGAAAGCAGCGAACTCATAATTCGCCTCAGGTGGGTTCGATCCCCTCAAGGAGCACTCGGACAGAATCAACACTGTCCATCTTGACTTCTCCAAGTCAAACCCTTATAATACTAAGGTCAACATTCAAAACAATGACTCTTACAGCAAAATTCAAGAAAGACATCCAAACTCTTCGTGGTGCAGCAAACGGCGATTTCTACCTTGATGTAAAGAATCCGAAACTCTACAAGAAGGTTCGTCGGTATTATGAAGGTGAAGGCGTAGTGTTCTCTGGCGATCCTTTGGATGACTATGAAATGCTTATGGAATATGTCTACCAAGATCTTGAATCCGTTGAGGTTGCATGATGGAAAAACTAATTGAAGTGAAGTATCAGTTTAAAGAACATCAAAACGCTGTTTTGAGAAAATTCTTTAAAACTAAAGATCGAGTTAATTCATTCAAAGATCAACATCCAAACTATGTTTACTTGAATTGATATGAAACCGACTGTTCTTATGGAACGTTTTCCTTATCGTTATATTCAAGTTGGCACCTTGGAAATCAATGGAAAGCCTGATTATCGCATTCAAAAAGTAGACTCTTATACTGGACGATATCGTGACATGTATCTTTGCGATAACGAAATGCAGTTGATGACTGCCATGGAAGATTACGATTATACTTGTTGGTTAGATCCAGATCGAGTTCCTTGTTATGTGAAAGATGATGATGAGTAAATAGTCACGGATGGACTTTAACAGCACTGGTCGGGAGCAAACCCCTTTATGGCAAAATCTAATGTATGTAGATACATTGGTAATATGCTTCTCTTATCAGGATACTTTTTCCTGCTATGGGGAGACATGAAGATTGGATTGTTTGTAAAATGTATTGGGAATATCTTTGTTGTTCCTTTTGCAATCAAATATAAGTTCTGGGACATTCTATTCTTATGCGGTTTCTATGCTGCTATTGAAGTGCCAAAATTAATCCAACTTTTCCTAGTTAAGTAAAACTAGGTGGTGGAGTCAATATGACCCTGTTATGAGTTTCTTGCTTCTCTCAAGAGCAAGTGGTGCGGATGGGGAATTCTTTCTCCGCCTGGTTTCCAATTTCCAGTCAAAGAATTGGTGGCGAGCCTGAGTTTCATAAGAGGGGTTTACACTACCCCTCTTTTTTTGTATAATGTCTTAGTAACCGTATAGTCATAGATGAGAAATCTGGCATTAGCATTTTGTTCTATTAGACCTACACAACTTTCTGATCAAGTTTGTGATGCGAGGGAACATGAGTATCTTATTTGTCTTCAACAACTACAGAGGGTTCTTCCCGAATCTTTTGATCTTGTTGTTTGTGAAAACACTATTGACTCCGAACTTCAGATTGGTAATGAAGAACTGAGAAATTTTCTTTCACAAACTGAAGTAGTTGCAGTTGGAAGTGCTGCTAATAATGGAACGAAGAATAAGGGTTTGGGTGAGTTGGTGATGCTCAAATCTGCCATTGATAATATTGATATAGATAAGTATAAGAATATTTCTTATATTACGGCAAGAAGATTTTATACTTGCCCATATGTTTTTGAGAGAACAGAAAATCTTAAAAAGAAAGCACTAATATCTAATCCTGATGTAGTATTTCTTGACGGAAGATTTGCAGAAACTAGTAAAAATGGTCTCTACAATGATATGTTTTTCTCAATGCAATCTCCAGTAATGGTAGATTATGCAAATTACAGTATGGAAGTTATGAATAATCTTTCCACAAATCATATTGGTTCTGAACAAAATCTTTATAATTTTATTAAAGAGAATGAAGTTGATTATGAATGGTTGAATTGGTTAGGTTTGATCCGAAATGATTGGGAGAGGAATGGAAACATTCTTGACGTAAATAATTTTCACATTTGTTGAGGTAATTAAATGAAAATTCGTGATACTGTATTGCCTGTTCTTCGACCCGTTGGTGGAGAAGAGGAAATCGCATCTATTGCAGAATCAATTAAAAGTGGATGGTGGGGCAAAGGTCCTAAAGTCGCAGAGTTTGAAAAACAGTTTGCTGAGATGGTTGGAGCAAAATATGCCGTAGCAGTAACGAGTGCTACTCATGGACAAGATCTTGTCTTCAAAGCAATGGGAATTAAGGATTGTGATATTATAAATCCAACAATTTCTTTTATGACAACTGCTGTTGTTCCTCTTTGGAATAATTGCACTTCAAATATTGTTGATGTTCGTCCGCATGATCTTAACATCTGTCCAGAAGATGTTCGTAGAAGCTTAAAACCAAATACTAAAGCAATCATTGCTGTTAATCATGCTGGTGTTCCTGCACCCATTGATGAGATTCGTGAGTTCTTTGATGGATTTATTCTTGAGGATTGTGCTCACAGCTGCTATGTTCCTGGAGCAGGAATGAAAGGAGATGTTGCTGTATGGTCTTTCCAAGCAGTTAAGACGATGCCTTGTGGTGATGGTGGAATGATTACTACCAACGACAAGGAACTTTACGAAAAACTAGTTCCTATGACTTGGTTGGGTATTACAAGCACATATTCACGAGTCAAGAAAGATGATGGTCTGACTGGAAAACCAGGTTATTCGTGGGACTATGAAGTAGATGTGCTTGGTTATAAGTGCTACATGATTGATCTCATGGCAGCAATTTGTCTTGAGCAAATGAAGAAACTTCCTGCAAACCTTCAGTGGCGTCGTCATGTTCAAGAACGGTATAATAAAGAACTTGCGGGATATATTCAAATACCTGAGTGGAGTGAAACTGTTCAATATTATTGTGCAAGAGTTGATGTAAAGGACCGTGATAATCTAATTGATTATCTTGCGGATAAGAAAATTCATACAAGTGTTCATTTCAAACCACTTCACAAATATAATGTTGTGAAGGAAATGAATCAGAGAGAATATCCTGTCGCAGATACTGAATGGAAGAGATTGATTAGTTTGCCTTGCCATCCTGGAATGACTGAGGAAGATATTGATTATGTTATCTACTGGGTGAAGCAATACTTTAAGGAGCAAGATCGCATCCAAATTTATGATGATGCTATTGGATATGATGGTGTGGCATTTGCTCCTAGAACAAAAATTGACGAGAGTGAACAATGTATCTGAAGCAATATGAAATTAAAGGGACTGTGAATAATGATCACAATCCCTGCTTCTTTAATCCAGATACCTTTCCAAATTTTCAAGAAGAGTTGGAAAGGTTTAAGGTTGTTATGATGGAACTGGCACATAATAATGCCTCAGTCACCATCTATAAGTACGGGGATGGTGACTATTATTTCCTTAAAAAACAGGCTGTTGGCAGTGCCTCACCTGGAAAGAGGGCACTAAGTAAAGGATATGATCAAATTGGTCATGAGCAGTTTGTTGAAGGAGCACAACTCTGTGACATGTATACTTGCGAAATTTATCCAGAAAATCGCAAAGCATTTGCTGAAGTAATTAATCGTGAGATTGATTTTCCTGCCGAGTTTGGTTATGGTCTCGTTGCAAACAAATGGTTCTTCAGTGAATTTGCTGGTAAAATTGGATTGATCGGTGCTGATCGTAAGATCGAAATTATCAAAAATCTTATGGAAGCAGAGCAATACCAAGAATATCTTGGTATTGAAAAGTTTGAAGATTATATTAAACTTCCTCAGCAGTTTGCTTGTGATGATCTTGATGCCACTGAAAAAATGGTTGCTGAGCAATTGAAAAACTCAACATCCAAGATCTTTTTGATGGGAATGGGTCATGTTAAATCTGGGCTTATTCATCGACTTAAGAAGTATAAGGATGCGGTTTTTCTTGATGTTGGATCTGCCATTGATGCAATTGCTGGAGTGATTGATGTTGATCGTCCTTTCTTTGGTGATTGGACAAACTATCAAATTGATGATCCTGCATTGTATGCTGGAGTAGATCTTCTTCAGTATAATGGTAAGGGAAAAACATTATTGCTTGAGAGAAATGATTGAAGAGTTTTATAAAGAAAATCTGACTTGGAATGAAAGAATTTCTTCCATTATCAACAAGGAACATTCTATAGTTGACTCTTGGATTTTGGATAGAGAACCAAAACTTTCTTTTACTGAAGATGGTAAGATTGATATTGATAAAATGTATCCACCATCTTCAGAGGTGAGAATTAGTGATGCACCATATTATGAATATTATCAATGTGTTAAGAAAGTATTTGACCTATCAGATGTAGATAGTTTTTGTGATGTTGGATGTTCTACTGGACATTTGATTGATTTCATTTCAACATACAACAGCATTGATGTTGCTGGTATTGAATACTTTCAGTATCAAAAAGAAAATGCCAGTTCTTCAATTCAAGATTGTATTAACATTTTGGATGTAAGAGATCCATTTGATATTGATTTTAAGTTTGACATTGTAAACTGTACTGAAGTTGCAGAGCATGTTGATCCTAAGTACCTTGATGTATTCTTAGACAATATTAAGAGTATTGTTGGTAAGTATCTAATCTTTAGTTGGAGTGAAACTTACCCACCCGCAGATGCTCCACCGCAACACGTTAGTCCACTCCCACCAGAAGATGTAAAATCTATTATGAATTCTTGGGGGTTTGATCTTGATATAGAAAAGACAGCTCTTTTCAATTCTACCGCAAAGGGTTATAATAACTATTATCCTTGGTGGAAAGATAACATTACTGTGTGGCAAGTCAAATGAAAGTTGCTTTAATTACTGGAATAACGGGACAAGATGGGTCGTATCTTGCAGAACTATTACTTGAAAAAGGTTATGAAGTTCATGGCATTATCCGAAGAGCATCCCTTATTAATACTGATCGTATTGATCATATCTATGATTCTATTAGTCTCCATTATGGCGACCTTACTGATTCTACCAATCTTGTGAGAGTTATTCAAAAGGTACAACCCGATGAAATTTATAATCTTGGTGCTCAAAGTCATGTTAAGGTATCCTTTGAGATGCCTGAATACACTGCTGATGTCGATGCTGTGGGCACTCTACGTATTCTTGAGGCAGTGCGTCTCTTGGGTATGGAAGATCGTGTACGGATCTATCAAGCATCTACGTCAGAACTTTACGGTCTTGTTCAGGAAACTCCACAATCTGAAACTACTCCTTTTTATCCCCGTTCTCCTTATGGGGTAGCAAAGATTTATGGATATTGGATAACCAAAAACTATCGTGAAGCATATGGAATGTATGCTTGTACTGGTATTCTTTTTAATCACGAATCTCCAAGACGTGGTGAAACCTTTGTAACTCGTAAGATTACTCGTGGATTAAAAGCAATTTCTGAGGGAAATCAAAAAATTCTTTATCTTGGAAATTTAGATGCTAAACGTGATTGGGGTCATGCAAAAGATTTTGTTAAAGCAATGTGGATGATGCTTCAGCAAGAAACTCCTGAAGACTATGTGATCGCTACAGGTGAACAATATTCTGTTCGTGAATTTGTAGAAAAATCTGCGCCTTATTTTGGGTTTGATATTGAATGGCACGGTGAAGGTGATGATGAGATTGGTATGGACAAAAATACCAAAAAGACGATTATTGCAGTTGACCCTAAATACTACAGACCAGCAGAAGTTGAAACTTTATTGGGAAATCCGACCAAAGCAAAAGAAAAACTTGGTTGGGAACCCGAGACTACTTTTAGTGAATTAGTTGAGGATATGTGTAAGAATGAAGTATGATGTTACAATAAAAGCACACCAGAAAGATTATCATAAATTAGAACTAGTTGTTGATTCTCTGAAGTATCTAAATCCAGAACCAGAGAACATTTACATTCTTACCCAGGATGGATTTTATCCAAAGAACACTATCTTTGATGATAAGATTATTTTTATCAAAGACGATCAAGTAACTCCATATATTGATCGATCCAGATTAACGCATAGGCCGAATTGGAACTGGATTAATCTTGTTTCAATTCTTCAAGATTTCACTGAGAATGACCTATATCTTGACGTGCAATCTGACAACTTTTTTACTAAACCGATCGATTTATTTGATGAACAAGGAAGACCTAAGATTTTTCAATCAACAGTTAATCCTGGAAATAATATAGGGCATAGACCTTATTTTGAGTTTAGTGAAAAAGTATTTGATCTTGAGAAGGTATCGGATGGATATTCTTACATTATTGAATTTTTGATGTATGATAAAAAACTTCTAAAGGAACTTTTTAAGAAGTATGATTCTGTTGAGGATATGCTTGAAATAATTTATCAAAATGTGAATGATGGCAGTTATCCTGCTGATCAAGAAATATTTGGAAACTTAGTTGAAAAGCATTTTCCGGAAAAGTATTGTTTCGTTCCAAATACTCCAGTATACCTTTCTGGAGTTGGAGATGGAATGAATGTCACTCAAGATTATTTGAGAAGTTATATTGAAGATGTAAAAAATAATATGCCTCACGTAATCGCCTGTAGTCATCACACTTGGATTTGATATGCATAAGAATTCTAAAATTTTTGTTGCTGGACATAGAGGACTTGTTGGATCAGCAATTATTAGACAATTAAAAAGTCAAGGATATACAAACATTCTTACGGCAAGTAGAATGGATCTTGATTTGAGGAAGCAACAATTTGTGGAAAATTTCTTTGTTAACGAAAGACCCGATTATGTTTTCCTTGCTGCTGCTAAAGTTGGTGGTATTGGATTTAACAAAGATTTTCCAGCAGATTTTATTAGAGATAATCTTCAAATCCAAACAAACGTAATTGATTCTGCATATAATAATGGATGCTCCAAACTTCTTTTTCTAGGATCTGCCTGCATTTATCCCAAACATGCACCAGTTCCAATTAAGGAAGAGTATTTAATGACAGGTCCTTTAGAACCTACTAATGATGCATATTCACTGGCAAAGATTGCTGGGTATCAAATGTGTAAAAAGTACACAGAGCAATATAATTTTCCAACGGTATCGGTGATGCCAAATAATTTGTATGGAATTAATGATAATTTTATTCCAAGTCAGTGTCACGTCATTCCAAGTTTCATTAATCGTTTTATTGCTGCTAAGGAAAATAATGATCCCGAAGTAGTATGCTTTGGTGATGGAACACCTACTAGAGAATTCCTTTTCTCTGATGATCTTGCTGATGGTCTTATTTTCTTAATGAACAATTACAATAATCCAGAGGTTATTAATATTGGACCAAACAGGGAAGTAAGTATCAAAGAACTATCAGAAATTGTTGCGGATAAAGTTGGGTATACTGGAAAGATTGTTTGGGATACCGCAAAACCAAATGGAACTCCTCGTAGAGCACTTGACACGAGTAAAATGGATGCATTAGGTTGGAAAGCAAAAACATCTCTTGAAGATGGATTGGAGCAAACAATCAATTGGTTCTTACAGAATAGGGATAATTATGTCAGGGTATAAGTGGCCACTTATGAAGAACACTATCTCTATTGGAGATAGATTAAAACTTACCAAGTTTGTATTGACTGCAGACAGATTTACTGCTGGGTCTGGAGTCAAGAAGTTCGAGAAAGAATGGTCAGACTGGCTAGGTTGTAAAGAGTCTTTGTTTGTTTCTTCTGGAAGCACAGCAAATCTTTTACTTCTGTCTGCGGTAAAAGAACTCTATGGATTAAAAGATGGGGATAAAGTTCTTGTCCCTGCATGTACTTGGGTTACTAATATTTGTCCAGTTATTCAAGTAGGACTTCAACCAATTTTTTGTGATATTAATCTGAAGGATTATAGTTTTAGTCTGGATCATTTTAAGAAGATTATTCAAGAGCATCCTGATATTAAAGTAATCTTTGTTACTCATCTTCTTGGATATTCTGCGGATATAGAAACTCTCAAAACATATCTTCCCAATGCATTGATTTTAGAAGATGTATGTGAATCACATGGGTGTCTTGGATTAGATGGAAAGAAAAGGGGGTCTGAATATGTTGGTGGGACCTTTAGTTTTTATTTTGGTCATCATATGACCACTATTGAGGGTGGGATGGTTTCTACCAATAATGAGGAACTAGCAGATCTGATGAGAATGAAAAGAAGTCATGGTCTTGCTAGGGAATCGAAGAATTTTGAAAAATATAAGCAAGATAATGCAGATATTATTCCATCATTTTTATTTGTAACTGATGGGTATAATTTTAGGAATACAGATCTAGGTGCTGTTCTTGGCAGTTCTCAACTTAAGAGACTTACAAAGATGGTTGATAGAAGAAATCAAAACTATCAACGATATTATGATGCCATTCGATCGAACGCGGATAAATTCTACGTTCCTGATAACAATTCAAGAATGAGTAGTTTTGCATTTCCATTTATTTGCAAAACAAAAAATTGCAAGAATGTATTGATCTCTTTATTTGAAGATAATGGAATTGAATATAGACCTGTGGTAAGTGGTAATCTTTTGAAGCAACCTTTTCTTAAAGGATATGATCTTGGAATTGAAAATCCAAACGTAGATATTCTCCATGAAAAAGGTGTATATATAGCAAACAATCACTTTGTTGGTAAAAGTGAATTTAGTATTCTTGAAAATATTCTTAATCAGTTATGATTTCATTTAATAGTATTGGAAATCTGGGAAGGCTTGCTAATCAAATGTTTCAATATGCTTCCTTGAAGGGAATTGCTAGGCATAAAGGTTATGATTTTTGCATTCCTCCAAAGGAAGTTTTTGGGCAAATTGATGGTCTGGTAAAAAGATCTGATGCAAACATTTATGATGTGTTTGATCTCTATCACAATAAGATTGGTCTTACTGAGAATTTAAAATACGCCGAAAGGATGCATGAGTTTGATGAGGAACAATTTAATAATTGTCCAGATGGTATTGATTTATTTGGATACTATCAAACTGAAAAATATTTCAAGCATATTGAGGATGAAATACGTAGAGATTTCACCTTTAATAAAAGAATTTACAATGAAGTAAAGAACTTTTTTAAAGGATATTTTGATGAAGAAGATGTCATTTCACTTCATATTAGAAGAGGTGACTATGTAACCAATCCAAATCATCCTACACAAACGATGGAATATTATGAAAAGGCATTGTCCAACTTTGGAGAAGAACCTGTAATTATTTTTAGTGACGATCCTTCTTGGTGTAAGAAGCAAAAACTATTTTCATCAGATAGGTTTTCCATTTCAGAAAACAATACTACTGAGTTTGATTTGTGTTTAATGGCAATGTGTAAATATCACATCATTGCCAACTCATCTTTTAGTTGGTGGGGTGCTTGGTTGGCAAAATCTAGAAAAGTAATCGCACCATCAGATTGGTTTGGTGGTAGTTGTGTAAATAAAAGTCCAAAGGACATGTATTGTGAGGGGTGGATAGTTTTATGATTAATCTGTGGTATTCTGAATCTTATTGGAGTCATTCTAGAACTTGTAGTGGACCTCAAAAGGTTGTTCAAAATTTAATAGAAGCATTAGAAGAATCTAATATTCCATATGCTATAAATGAAGATAAGTATCAATACAACTATCTTGTCCAATATAATGCTGAAGCATATCAAAAGCATGAACAATTAGAACATAATACTTGCGTTATTGGTCCGCAAATTTGGCCTTTTGATGCTTATGGTGATTTTTTAAAAACCAATCCACAATACTATAAAAAACTTATTGTTCCTGGTGAAAGTGTATATCAATCATTTATTGATCAAGGATATCAAAAAGATAAACTTGCCAAATGGCCAGTCGGTATTAAAGATATTAATGTTGAAAGGTCTGGTGACATTAAGTTTTTAGTTTACTTTAAGAGAAGATCTCAAGAAGATCTGGATATGATTATTTCACATTTGGAAGAAAATAATTATTCATATCAAATCCTGAGATATGGATCTTATACTCAAGAAGAATTTTATAAAGCACTAGAAGAGTGTTCTCATGGTATAATTGTAGATGGTCCTGAAAGTCAAGGAATTGCCATTCAGGAAATGATGAGTTCTGATATGCCACTCCTTGTTTGGGACAATACTGAATGGGAAGAAATGCCAGGAATTATGAACCCAGTTCCAACTTCAGTCAACTATTGGTCTGATGAATGTGGGGAAAAATTCTATAATGGAAATGAGTTTATTGAAGTTTTTGATAAATTTATAAATGAAAAATATTCTCCAAAAGAATATGTTAAAAGGGAACTATCATACAGTGTAACTATTAAGAGATTGTTGGAGATTTTTGAGAAATGAAAATTTGTATTTTAACCATTGCAACAAATAAGTATATTCAATTTGTAGAAAAACTACTCGATAATATTGATGATAATTTTCTCAATGGTCATGAGATTAACTGTCTCCTATTTACTGATCATGAGATTGAAGAGTCGTCTGATAATGTAAGGATATCTCAAATTGAGCATGAAGATTGGCCAATGCCAACATTGAAAAGATATAATTACTTTATAAAAGAAAAAGATTTTATTCTTCAGCATGATTATTGCTATTATTTCGATGTAGATATGGCAGTAATTGATAAGGTTGATGAAGAAGTATTTTCTGATCTTGTAGCAACTATGCACCCATGGCAATCATTGATGCCACCTGGGGAAAGATCTTATGACAGAAATCCAAAATGTTCTGCGTATATTCCTTATGGTGAAGAACCAGATCTTTATTATGCTGGCGGATTCAATGGTGGAAAAACTGAAAAGTTTATTAAGATGGCGGAAGTAATTGCTGATCGAGTGACTAAAGATTTGGAGAATGGTGTAATTGCAAAGTGGCATGATGAATCTCACCTTAACAAATACCTATTAGATAATCCACCAACATTATCATTATCTCCTAATTATTGTTTTGATGAGCAGTTTCTTGATAAGAGAGTAATGCTTTCGGAAGGTGTTCCTTATCCATTCCAAGAACCAAAAATTGTTGCACTAAAAAAAGATTATGAATTCCTTAGATCTTAGGAAAATTCCTGCCCTATACATCAACCTTGAAAAGCATGTTGAAAAAAATCAAAACATGCAAAAAATTCTCACCGAATGTGGGTTTGAAAATATTCAGAGAATAGAGGGTATTGATTATTCAGTTAATCCAGTTGCAGGATGTGGTCGAGCTCATTTAAAAGGTTTAGATGAACTCGAACCACCTTTTATTTTGTTTGAAGATGATTGTCAAATAAAAAACTTTAGACCAATCATTGAAGTTCCAGATGATGCTGATGCAGTTTATCTTGGAATTTCTTCATGGGGAAGAATGAATAGTCACTCTGGACCTAATGTTCAATATGAAAAAGTAAAAGATGAATTGTATCGTGTCTACAATATGCTTAGTGGACATGCTATCTTATATCTAACTCAAGAGTATGTTGATATCTGTCAGAGAGTATGTTATCATTATGGGTATGTAACTGAAGAATATCACGATATTGGATTTGCTGAGATTCAAAGATTCTATAATGTCTATACATTTGATGAACCAATGTTCTATCAAACTAGTGGATATCATGGAACTGTTAATAATCTTACAAGTTATCCAACTCAAGAATTCTTTACTTATAATAAGCAATACTGGTTGCCTACGAGGGTCTATTGATGATAAAAAGTTTAGTAACTGGTGGATCTGGTTTTATTGGTTCTCACCTTGTGGAAAGATTAGTTAATCTGGGTCATGAGGTTATTGTTTTGGATAGGGTATATCCAAAACAAAAAAATAATAAAGCAAAATATTATTTGCAGAACCTTTCTGAAAATTATATTAAATATCTTCATTTTTTTGAAAGTGTAGATAATGTTTTCCATCTAGCTTCTGAAGTTTCCATTCCCTATTGTGTTGAGAAACCAAATGAAAGCATGGCAAATAACACTTTAGCAACAATGAATGTTTTAGAGTGTTCAAGAATACATAAGGTTAATAAATTTATGTTTTCTTCTACCTCTGCCGTTTATGGAAACACAATGTTTATTCCCAGTTATGAAGAAAATCAAATTCAGTGTTTGAATACATATTCAATTTCAAAATACACTGGTGAGCAATTGTGTAAGATGTATTATGAATTGTATGGTCTTAAGACAATTTCGTTTAGATACTTTAATGTATTTGGGGAGGGGCAACATAAAACGGGACAATATGCTCCAGTGATGTCTATTTTTATGAGACAGAAGAAAAATAATGAAGCATTGACAATCATTGGGCAAGGATATCAGACAAGAGATTTTGTTCATGTGTCTGATGTAGTACATG